GAGTATGTTTATGTATTAGTTAATAAATCTGTGCCAGGTATGGTTAAAATTGGCATGACTACATCTACACCAGATGAACGTGCTCGCCAAATATCATCAGCTACTGGTGTTCCTACACCGTGGATTTCCGTATTTTCATTTAAATGTTATCGTTCTGATTTACTTGAAGCTGAAGTACATGAATACTTTGCTGTTCACCGTGTTAATACACATCGTGAAATGTTTGCTATTGACTCATATACTGCTCAAAAAGCAATAGAGATATTTGGGCAAAGATATTCTAGTATATTACATGCCGATAGTTTATTATTTAATAGTAAAAAATAGGTTATGAAAAAATATTCCATCTTCGACAAAATTGCTGTAATTTTAGCTTGGGTGTTAGTTCAAACGGTTATTGGTATTGCTGCTACCCATTTGATGAGATTATGCACAAATGATTTGTCTTTTATTTCTGTTTGTATTATCCAATTTGTTGCTTGTTATTATTGGTCTGATAAAATGGTTGGTGAAGTAAGGAAGGTGTTTAATTTTTAAGTAACGGCTTGTTGTTTTTATGCATATTTATTATTAACAATGAGCGATTATAAAATTAAACTTGAAGATAAAGCTGCCTTTTTAAACCGCTTGGAAAAACAAGGTGTTGCTGTTGATAGCTTTGATATTAAAGATAATAAATTAAAAGGCTATTTTGAGTTTACTGTAAATGATCCTCAAGCAAATGAAATTATAAAAACAATTTTAAAACAATCACCAAAAATCAATAAAATAAGTGAAATGAAAAATAAACTCACTAAAAGCCAATTAACTGAAATTATTCGTGAAGAATTAGAAGCTGCTAAACAACAATCATTAAATGAAGATGCTATGTCTGTATTACAAAGTGTAGCAGACCCGGCTGTTTGGAAATTTATAGCAGGATTAGGCCTCCCAGCATCTGTATTAGCTATAGTTGCTAATGCTGCTAAAAAAGAAAAAAAGGCTGGTGGAAAACCAACAATGGGTAAATTATCAGGAGCTGCTCCTATCCCTAGTGAAGAAAACTAATTGTATTATTAATAATTGATGTAAAGGTAACCTCAAAAAGGTTGCCTTTCTTATTTGGAGGTGCAAAATTCTTTTCGTATTTTTTACCTACAAACGTTTGGAAAATGTTTGAAAATTAGAAGGAAGAAAGGAAGAATGAGGGAGCATAAAGGTTCATATATTTATATATACAAACATATATTATGAGATACAAAAACAACGTATTAGATAAATTAAATCAAACTGATAATTTAGTTAATCGCCTTGCTGTTCAAGTAAATAGGAATATTTCTCAAAACGAAATTCTTGAAACTCTTACTCTTTTAAAAGAACAGATTGAACAAACTAGAGAAATGGTTTCTATTGAGCATGATGATTTTGAAAAACAATTTTCACAAAGATAATTTATGACAATAGTGTTATGGATAGTAGGTATTCATCTATTTGAACTATTACTGATAGGTGGATACTTACTTATTAAAAAAAATAATGCTCTTGAAAAAGTTATTGCTGATCAACAACAATATATTGATGCTGTAAGTATTATTATTGAAAATTCTAGTAATACTATTCAAGAACTTGATTCTCGTGGAGCCTTCGAAGCTGATGATGAGGTTGGTACTTTTTTTAGAAATTTAAAAGAAATACAAAACGTCTTAAATCAGTTTAACACTCGCAAAAACTAGTTTGGTTTCGGTATTTTCTGTTCATATATTCTTTATATTAAACACTAAATACAATGGAATATTACTACGAAGACGATCTAGATGTATATTTAGATAGTGAGTTAGGTAAAATACAACTAAATAAAAGAGGACAACCCCGCCGTCGCAAACCAAAAGAACCCCGCGTTTATTTCACTCAGGAAACAGAAGACGCTATTATTCGTTATTTAGCTTCTGATGATCAGAATTTTAGAAACAAAATTTATAGGGAAGAAATTGAATATGCTTTTTATAAATTAGCAGAAAACATCATTCATACCTTTAAATTCTATTATACAGATTCAGATACAATAGAAGACTTAAAACACGAAGTAGTTACATTTCTTCTTGAAAAACTCCATTTATATAATCAAGATAAGGGTAAAGCATACTCATATTTTGGCACTATTGCTAAACGTTATCTTATAATATATAACGAAAAAAATTATAAGAAATTGCAAACACAAACCGAAATTGAAGAAATAGATGAAGATAGAAATATATTATACGAAACTATCCGTGAATCTGAGGAACAAGTGGATCCTAATACCTTTATAGATCAATATGTAAAATATATTGATACTCATTTATCTACATTATTTCCTAAAAAACAGGACGCTAAAACGGCAGATGCTATTATTGAATTATTTCGTAAACGTGAATCGTTAGAAATATTCAATAAAAAAGCATTATACATTTATATTCGTGAAATGACTGATGTATCCACCCCTCAGATTACTAAAATTACCAAAAAATTAGATAAATTACGTACTAAATTATATAATGAATATTATATACATGGGTATATTCTTGGAATTTAGCGTATTTATTGTTAATAAATAAATATTTATGGCTAATTTTGACGATATAAAATTATTTGGTGATACATCATTATCAGATATTTTTAGACAAGCCCATAAACGCACTAAAGATACTGATAAACAAATTAATGAATTTATCGATGCTCTTAAACCTTTAGCATCATCTAATGCCGGCTCTGCTGTAATGCTTATGCCTACTGTTAAAGATTTAATTGATGTTAATGTAAAAAACAATGAGCAATTAATTAAGATGGCAGGAATAGCACAACGTGCCGCAACTGCTACATCATCTAATAACGCTGATTCGTTTTTTAATCCAGATGAAATACAACAATTATTAGAAGAACAGCGTGCTGTACAAATTGAAGGGCAAAAACTACTAGAACAAACTGAGATTATCCAACATCAAATTGAAAATAAATGAGGATAAGAGAAAATCTAGGTACAATAGTTGCGGCTACTTCACCAAATCGCCTCCCTTCAACCCCATCTATTATTTCTCAGATAGGAAAAGTATATGGTGTTATAACCACAGAAAATACTCCTACTAAAGAATTGTTTGAAAAATATGGAGGATGGAGTGGGATAGGTACTGTATTTTATCTAGATTATGAGCAGTCTAAAAATTTAGTAGTTACTGATTTATCTATATGTGAGACTGCTACACCTTTCCATGCTAGTACTCAAAATTACCCTTTGGTAGGAGAATTAATATATTTAGTAGACGCTCCTTCTCCTATTAGCCAAGAAAGCAATAATAATAATCCAACCAAATATTATACAGGAACTGTTAATTTATGGAATAACAATCAACAAAATGCTCCTGGAGAAGGTAGTTTGGGAAAAACATTTAATGAAAATGCTGATATAAGAAAATTAATATCATTTGAGGGAGATAGAATATATCAAGGAAGAAAAGGTAATGGTATTAGATTTGGACAAACAGTTAAATCAAAAGCCGATACAAATGAATGGAGTAGTATAGGAAATGATGGTGATCCTATTACTATTTTAGTTAATGGGTATGTAACAACAGATAAAACTTCTTTAAAACCTAACGTTGAAGAGATAAATAAAGAATTATCTTCTATCTACCTCACATCAACACAAAAACTTCCCCTCCAACCGGGAGCCTTAATTAGGAATCCTGTTTTTTCTTCTATTAGTTTAAATGACTATATCAATCCTCAAATAATATTAAATAGTGATAGAATCGTTTTAAATACTAAAAAGGACGATATAATATTAAATTCTAGTGGGTTTATCGAATTAAGTACAGATAGTATTATCAATTTAAATAGCACAGGGTGGATTCATTTAAATATAGAATCAGCAAATAAAGATTCTAAAATATTACTAGGAACCAAAACAAACAACACATTCCCCGATAACCCAATACTATTAGGAGAAGAAACCCATGAAATATTATCTGATATGTTGATTATGTTAAAAAATCTTGCTTTTTATTTAGCATCAACTATATCAGTAACAGAAGGAGCAGCAATACCTTCTGTCAATGATGCTGGTGAACAACTATTTAATGATGTACTTAGATTACAATCTAAATTAGAAAAAGAAAATCATTTATCTAAAAAAGTATTTACAGTATAATGGCAGAGACAACAATAGCAAATATTAAACCACCAACTCCTCCCTCTACGGGAGATGTATCTAGTTTAGTACCTACTAACACAGTAAATACTTTATCTAAATCTGCTCTTCCTCAAACATTTGGAGACCAAATACCAAAACTAGCAGCACAACAGATATTAATAGCTGCTACTAAAAGCAAATTAGCTAATTTATATAAAGAAAAAGCAGCATTAATTTTAGAAGATAAACAATTAGACATACAATATCAGGCTACTCTATCTAAACTTGAAAAGGCTAAAACCCCTAAAAAACAAATTCAAAATGGTCAAACAGTAGAAATTCCTGCTGAAATAACTGAGGAAGAATATCAAGCTGCTCTCATAGTAGAGAAAGGGACCGAAGCTTATCTACGAGAAGGAGGTATTCCCCCCGGCACCTTATCTAATGGGCAACAAGTTAAAGGAAATTATCCTACTGCTAAAGAAAACCTACAAAAACGAAAAAACGATAATCAAAAACAGATAGATGATATTTTAAAAGACCCATTTAAGTCTCAAAAAGATAAAGCTAAAAAACGTAAAACAAAATTAAAAGAAAGAATAAAAAAAACAAAAGCAGAAAAAAAAGAAGCTAAAAGTAAAAAAAACAAAAGTGTTTTAAGTGGTGCTAGAGCAGCAAAATCTTTAGTTCCTGTTATTACCTTACTTCTTGTAAATAAAATAGCAGCTGTCATAGCACAAAATGATAAAATAGGTCAATTAGTGGATAGTACTAATGCTATAATAGAAGAAGCTAATCTTTCTAATGACCCTGTTAAATTACAAAATGCTAAATTAGCTAGAGATAATGCTGTTAGAATAATAACAGATAATGAAAATAAAATAAGAAAGATAAACAATGATATCCAAAGAATATCAATATATATTTCAATAGCTAATGTAATAGTTAACATAATTGGGCCTATCATATTAGGTCTTCCTACTCCCGCTCCTGCTCCTGATGCTGTTACTCCTGCTAAAGAAATATTTAGAAGAAAAATATATGAGCCCACAGTTAAAATATTAAGTGGATTAAGTACCTATTTACCCATAATATTATTGAGTTTAGAAAAAGCTATTCAAATCCTAAATGATTACAAATCTCAGCTATTAAACATAAATGGTGAAATAGATAACGCAGCTACATCATCTGATCTATTTTTAACAGATCCAACAGGAACATTTGGTGAATATAAAGGATTTAAATTTGCTATTAAAGAAGAAGACAATCCTAAGTTCGTTGTCAGAGGTTATAAACGCAGATATGCTGTTGCTCTTAATAAAAGAAATATAGAAACATTAAGAAGTGAATATTCATTTACATTAGATCCTAACGATTTAATAGATCAATTAAAGTTAATAATAGACCAACGAAATCTTCAAGCTTAAAATATTTATATTTATGAACACTAAATTATTTAAAAAATTAATTAAAGAGGCAGTAGTTGAAGCTATTTATGAAGAACTACCTGACATCATTAATGAGGCTTTAACTAAACAAAACAAACAAGCATTGCGCGAAAATAAAACAGTAAATTTTACCAGTGCTGACATAGCTCCATTACCTGGGGATATACGTAGCTCATTAATGGCTAAAATGGGAACTGAATTTGGTTTTCAACAACCTCAACGTAGCGATTTAAAAGTAATAGAGGCTGTTGACCCATCCACTGGTGAAAAAGTTAATCCATACCTAGCTTTCATTAATGATGCTGCCAGCAATATGACTGCACAAGATAGATCAGGATTAAGAAATTTAGATTAATATGCCTATACCTCAAACACTTCGTGTTAATCCTTTAGACCTGCAAAAAAACATTGCTATTGGGATATCTTTACCTTATAATGGAGCAGCAGGTCCTTTTAATAGCACATACAGTACTAAAAATCAAATTAAATCTAATTTAATTAATTTACTACTAACTGCTCCTGGCGAGAGAATAATGAACCCTGAGTTTGGATGTCGTTTAAGAGAAGTATTATTTGAAGGTATAGATGATAATATAAATGAACTAATTACAAACAACATAAACACTAGTATATTTAGCTATATCCCTGAGATAGAAGATACAGATATAAGAATAGAAACATCCCCTGATGAAAATTTAGTAACTGTAACTGTTAGATATAGATTAACACTGTCTCAAGAAACAGACCAAATAACATTACAATTTACATAAAATGGCTAACAATGTATCATATTTAAATAAAACTTTTGGTGAGTTTAAGAACAACCTAATAAACTACGCTAAAACTTATTTTCCCAATGTTTATAATAATTTCTCCGATACTAACCCCGGAGGATTATTCATAGATATGGCTGCTTATATAGGTGATGTTACTTCATTTTATTTAGATACTCAAACACAAGAAAATTTCCTGTTATATGCCAAAGAAAGAGAAAATTTATTTGCTTTATCATACATGTTAGGTTATCGCCCTAGAGTATCATATGCTGCTAATACTACAGCCGACATATTCCAATTAATACCTACTATAAATTCTGGGGGGAATTTAGTACCTGATTATAGTTATGCTCTTGTTATTCCTGAAAATACAACTATTACTTCAAATACAAACAGTACACAATTTATA